CTATGCTGGCCCTGCCCGAGAGCCACTGGCACGGAATGGTACACATCCACCGCTGGCCCGGAGAGGGACCGCGCACGGCCCTATCGCGGCGCTGGAACGATCAGGTGGAGAAACAGCCAGATCTCGGCTTCAAAAAACTGTAACCGTTTACCGTGGGCGTAGAGCAATCTGCGCCCACTAAAGTTTGCGCGGGCGTGCTGAATTGGCTATGCGTGGATTTAGCCCGTTTCACGCCGGGCAGTAGCCAGCATGACCCGGCCCGCGCAATTCAAATCATAATAAGCCGCGCGCTATTATAGGGAAGCGCTTGAAGGTGCAATATGAGCGATTTTGCAACCTGCTTGGCCTGGACCCTCCACAATGAGGATTCCCAGCTCACCTATGAGGCCACGCCGGATATCGGAGGCTTTGCTATTGCGGGCATAAACTCACATGTGTGGCCAGCTTCGTACGCATATATTGCGGGGCTTCCTGTGACTGAACGTGCGGCCGCCGTTTCAACATTCTACCGGTGCAAGTTCTGGGCTCCGGCGATGGCGAAAATCGTGTCGAATGAGGTTGCCAAGCGGTTGTTCGATTGCGCGGTAAACGAAGGATTCGAGACCGCAGTGTGCATCTTTCAGCGCGCGATTGCGGACCTCTCGGGCATCATCGACGAAGACGGGAAGCTGGGGAAGGGCACCGTGGACCGTGCGAACCTGTTGGACCCTGACAAGCTGGTGCGGGCGTTCCAGAATGAGCGCGTCACGGCCTACGAGAAGATCGTCGCGGAGCATCCCGAAAAGAAGGATTGCTTGGCCGGCTGGTTGGCGCGGGCTCGACTCTGACCGTCTTCACGCCAGCCATAGTTGCTCAGATCGAGGCTGGACTCGCCAAAGATATTGACGCGGCGCTCGAAAATCCGAGAGAGCCCCAGCGCAGCAAAAGTGATAGAATCGCACCGAGGTTCTCATGTCCCAATCAAATCCAAAAGTGACCAATATTCCGATCAATGCCGCCGGCGGAGCGCTGACACTGATCACAACCACGATCATGTGCAGCAAGGTAGAGGTGCAGGAAGACCCCAACTACAACGCCGGGGTTGCGCAAGGCCTGCGGGGATACTATCTCGACCCTGAATCCAACCATGCAAACCCCGCCCGAGACAATCCTATAGAGCAGACCTGGCTTCCCAACACAGCCGGCGAGAACGGCAGGGCTTATCAGCCAATCATTTTTGGCGGTGACGCTGGACGTGTGCATGGCGGCCAAGGCAACTACGTGGGAGCGCAGGGAACACCTCTACTGAGCCTGGTCAGTAGCGTTCTCGCAACTGGCGTGTTGTTGGTGGAGTGGCCGTAAAATGTGGATATTTCCGTGGGTCAGCAGAGAACGACTGGAAGAAACTGAGCGCCGCTTAGCAGCCTCTGATGTCGAGCGGCAGAGGCTGCTCGACCTACTTCTGTCTGGCGCTGTCCCTGACCGCACCAAACAAATCCAGGCCGTTGAGTCGGCGGAAGACGTCAACAGTATCAGGTTAGCAGAAGAGATCGACAACGGGTCAAATCATCCTGTTCCCTTCTCGACGCCTTTTGACCGAGTGCTGAATCGGTTTAGTACCGAGTTTGGCAAGGGTCCAATTCCAGCAAAATTCAGAGCGAGGGTGTAGTCGATGGGATCTGCGGCGACGTTGGCTGGATTGGGCGGACTTCCAAGCTTCAGTGGTCTTGGTGGGGGTAATCCCGCCCAGAAGGTCGCGCAGGTTGGCGGCCAGAACCCGATGACCACCGCGCCCGACGAGCAATCCTACTTCTCAACCGGCAACGTCTCCGAAGAAGACAAGAAGCTCCTCGTCGAAACAATCTCCGAGTACCGCGATAGCTGGGCGCAGGACCGTCTCGAACGCATCCGCCAATGGTCCGAGAACATATTCTACTGGCGCGGCATCCAAGTTATTCGCTGGGACACGGCAACCAACTGCTGGTATGACGCGCTTGCCTGGGCGCGGAGCAACAACCAGGATACCGGCGAAGACACCGACCTTGAGCGTTGGATCAATCCCCTTACGCTCATGTTCTGCAATGTCTTCACGGGCACCATGAGCCGCGCGGTGCCGAAGACGGTAATCAAGCCCTGCGACGCCGACCCCAGCCTCAAAGATACGGTGACCGCCAAGGCCGCCGGCGATGCCATCCGGATCATCGAGCGCAAGAACGAAATACGGAAGATTATCCGCAGCGTTTTCGAGATGATGTTTCTGTTTGGCAGCTACTTCCGCTATACCCGAGCCGTGATTGACGGCAACATGTTTGGCTATGACGAGCAGCCCGAATTCGCCGACATGGAAATTCAGCAGCCCGCTCGCTACCGCTGCCCGGCCTGCGCCACCGAGACGCCAGCCACTACGGCGGACGGTATGAAGTGCCCCGGATGCGGCGCATGGATGGGCCAGGAGAGCTACTACGCCGCCGGCGAGGGCAACCGGCTCAGTATGCAGATGACCGGCACAAAGAGGGTGCCGCGCGCGGGCGTGAAGTGGAGTTTGCATTCACCTCTTGAGATCGATTGCGACCCGAAGGCCAAGGGTGTTAATCCTCTGCACTGCACGCCAATTCTTGTGAAGAGCTGCGAGATTGACCTCGGTGAGGCGCGCCGGATGTTCCCGGCGGTCTACGACAAAATCCAAGCTGGCGCCGAGAGCGGCACCACGTCAAACGCCAGTTTAGAGAAGCTGGCACGGCTGAACGAGGTCAGCGCCCTGGGCGGCATGACCGCCGACAACAGCATGATGAACCCCACGTATGAAGAAGCCTGGATGACTCCAAACAGCTTCTACAAAAAAGGGGATCAGGCTTTTGGAAAGCGGATGGAAGCCGCTTATCCAGAAGGTCTGAAGATCAGCTTCATCGGTCAGGAGGTCGTTGACATCCGTGCTGCGAATCTCGAAAAAGAGTGGAGCCACGGGGCTCTGTACACCAACCAGGGCATCTACTGCAACGCCCTGGCCAACACTGCCGTCAGCTTTAACGCGCGCTTCAACCGTGTGATGTGGATTTTGGATGACTGGGCGAGCCGTTGCCCGACCGGTCACAACTTCGCGGATGCCGCCCGGATCGACACCGAGAAGATGAGCGGCAAGCAGATTCCAGCCGGAACCATGACGCCGGTGCCGATGCGAATCAATGGCGAGGCGCGGCCACTTTCCGAACTGCTTGTCCATTTCGATATGCCGATCAATCCAGCACTGTGGGGCTATCCGCAGATGCTGCTCACATTCTGCGAGTTGATTCTCGGCATTCCGCGGCAATTGAGCGGCAATGGCACCCAGCACGATGTGGAAACGCTCGGCGGCCAGCAACTGCAGCTCGACCGCTCCGCCACAGTCCTCAAGCCGTATTGGGAGAACGTGCAGGACGAGCACGCGCGCGCTAGCCAGAACGCCATCGAGTGCCTACAGGCGCTTATGAAGGCTGGCGCTGTGACCAAGATCAAGGATGTGGTCGAGTCGCAGGGCGGAGCCTTCCAAAACAACGAAGTGGATTGGACCTCGATGCAGGGTAGCGTCGAGTTTAGCTCGGACGAGAGCCAGGATTTGCCGGTCAACCCCGACGAACTGAAGGCTGCAATTCAAGCGATGTTTGAGGAGCTGGCGAAAAACAACCCCGCCGCCGCCGAATGGTTTGATGTGCCCGCCAATCAGGATATGGCGGAAAGCCTTATGCTGCCAGGTAGCGTTATCCCGAATGAAGCACAGCGGCTCAAGACTGAGGCTGATATTCAGACGCTCATCGATCAAGGCCCGGAGGTCAAGCAAAATCCAGACGGCAGTATCGGTAGCGACCTGCCAGCGCATCCGGGCAAGTGGGAAGATATTCCGGTTGCGAAGAAGGTGCTCGGTCGCTATATGAACGAGCACTTCGAGCTGCGCACCGAGAAGCCTGACCGTTGGATTGCATTGGCGCAGTACTGGGACGAACTGGACGACATGGACATGCAGGTCGCCGCCAACGCCGCCAAACGCCAGATGCAGGTTACCGAGGCTGGCAAGCCGCCCGCTCCCGGACCGGACCCAACGGCACAGAGCGAAATGCAGCAGTTGATACAGGTGGCCGGTCCGGCCATTCAGAGACTTCTGCAACTGGCGCAGATCGACCCTGCGTTTACCAAGGGCACGGCTAGCGCGCAAGTGAGCGCGGCGAAAGAAATTGTCGATTCCACCGTCAAGGGTGCAGAATTGATGGCAAAGAGTTAGGAGAGAAGAGAAATGCCAGAAACATTTACAACAGGTTTTGACGTTGGCGGACATGTGGGTGAACTGCAAGAGGATGAGCATTACCCGCAAGGAGCCGGAAGCTGCTACACGGAAATGAAAGTTGAGAAGTTTGGCAATGGAGGCATACTTCTCAACTTTTCACAGAAAATCAAGGTCGCCCCATTTACCCGTGAAAGTGCCTTGGCAATCCTTCGCGATTTGAAGGAAATCCTAGGTCCAGACCTCACTCCCGCTCCCGATTTGCGCAAGGAAGAGTATCGCCACCCAACAACATCGCCAAATCCTATCCAAGTGGATGAGTCTGTGGTTGGCTTCTATGAACGGGTTTATGTGGAGAAAGTTAAGCCCGCATTGGATGAAATTGAAAGCATCTCAAGTGGCGCAATCGATGTGCTTCTTGTAACCTTTCGAGGATACCTTTGGCCAGTGTATGAAGGTTCGCGTCCTGTTGGAGGCTACGACGTTATCTTGCGCCACAAGGCGAGCAAAAAGCTTTGGGGTCAGCGCTTGAACTTTTCCGATCTGGACGGATTTTTATCGCAACTCAAGATCACAGTTGAGTACGGCCTCATCAATGATGGCTGGGATAACTTTTAAGCAAAACGCAACTTCTTGAAGGAGAACACCCATGGCAACACCCGCAATGCCCGCACCATCCGCAGCACCGTCATCCCCGGCGCCAAGCGCGCCGGTATCAGCTCCCGCCCCGGTAGCTCCTGCCGCGCCGTCTCCATCGACGACACAGCCAGCCGCTCCCGCGCAAGCGCCCAGCCAAGCTCAGCCCGTTGCGCCCGCCCAGGCTCCTGCAGCAGCACAGCCCGGCGCGCCAGCGACGTACGACCCAAAGACCGCCCCCGCGCCGCCGAAGTCGACGGATTATCCCGACAACCAGGAAGGCTTGATGGCGTTCATTTCTGCCAACAGCTCCTGGAGTTTGGCGCATCCGGAAGAGGCGGAGAAGATCCGCGATGCGCGAGTTGCCGCGGAGAACCCAGAGGCCTCCATTGCCGACACTGTCAAGGCGGCCGAGGGAGAACAGCCGAAGACCGACCAGCCCACCGAGACGCCGGCGGCCGCCGCGGCCACGCCCGCCAAGATTGACGAGTGGACGGCCAAGAGTCCTGAACTGAAGGCGGCCTTCGAGAAGAATCCCGAACTTCAGACCGAAGTGATGGAGATGGCGCGCGGCTTTGAGGCGGCCAAGGCAGTAACCGACATCGTCGGAACTCCCGAAGAGGCGCAGTTTGCCGTGGAGAACGCCAACCGCCTGGTGACTCTCCAGGCGAATTGGATGCTCGGCGCCGATGATCCCGAGGCGCAGAACGCGGCCTGGGATCAGGTCGTGGAGATGTTCGAGAGCCGGGACGACCAAGGAAAGCCAATCAACGGCCCGGACGGAAAACACCAACTCGACCCCGACTTCAAGCCGTTCGTGCATAAGGCGGCTAGCACAGCCATTCAAGATTTTACCTCTGCGGCAGACGGCCAGATTGCAGCGCTGCAAGCGAAACTGCAAGGCAGCTACCCCACAGAAGAAGCGCTCGCCGCCGATGCCGATGCGCTGCAGAACGCGCAATACGAAAAAGCGGCCTTCGATTTCGTTATGTCGAAGCTGAATCAACCGTCCGGCGGATCGACGGCTTTGCCCGCGCTGCCGCCGGATGCAACCCCACAACAGATCGCTTTCCAAAAGCAGCTCGAAGACCAGCAAGGAGATTTGGACGCCAAGATGGGCAAACAAGGCGCCCAATCCCGCAAAGCAGCAAACCAGGCAATCAATAACGAAGTACAGCAGCACTATGAGACCGGTATCAACCAAGCGATCGAGAGCCACATCGCGGCCATGAAAGAGCGCGGTGAATATTTGCCCGAGTTTATTCTCAGCGACAAGTGGATCAACCCGCAAACCAATCAGCCCACCAAGGTGAGCGACTTTGGGGCGCGTGTCTATCTGGCTCTGAATGCCAAGATCAATGGAAACCCGCTGCACGCCGCCAAACTCAGAAGCCTTGAAGCGCTGGGCGCGCGCGGCAAGGAAGCACGGAAAGCGGAGGT